CCTGCTCCAGGTCCTCCTCCAGGTCCTGGTGGCATACTATCAGGAGCACCTCCTTCCAAATTCAACTCTTGATTTAAATTACGTAAAACTTTTTCAGCAGAACTTTGAAGTGCGATTGATAAAGCATTAGATATTAACATACTAACTCTAGCACCAACACTCAATCCCTCTCCGATTCTTCTAGAAGGAACTACACCACCATTTGCCATCGCAAGTTGTCTTGATATATCACCTAAAGACATGGAGACTTGGTTATCAACCATATTTTGGATGGCAAATCCAAACTGATCACCCATTGCTCTAATTGTTTTCTTGTCAAACTTTTGACCCATCGCCAAGTCAACAGATGCACCCATGATATTTCCAAGAGATCCATTCAGAACTGATACTCCTTTCAAATAACTTGAAGTATTTTTGAGAGCTCTTAGTCCACTCTTTTGTCCTGGTTTGTCTTGACCATAGAGAGCTTCAATCTTTTTAATTCCACCAACATCTCTTCCAGGTTGAGTTCTTTGTGGTTGAACTCGTCTTGGTCTTGGTGCGACTCTTCTTATTTGTCTTGATGGTGCAGTTTGTCTCCTGCCACCTCTTGATATTTGTCCGCCTTGTGCTTTTGCTTGTGTAGGTTCTGGTTGATAACCAACAAAAGCATCATATAAAGATTTTCCAACAATGTCTCCCAGAAATCCACCGATAAACATACCAACACCAGCACCAAGTCCAAGAGTAGTTCCTCCAGCAAGAGCAATTCCGATACCTTGTCCAACAGCATTTCCAACTGCACCTGCTGCCGCTCTTGTTGGTTTCTCACGAAAAACAACAGTATCAATAACAAAACCAATGAGAGAACCAATGATTGGAACTCCTACTACTGATCGTAATGATTGTCTTACTGTTCCTTTGGCAAGATTAGTTGTTCCACTTGTGGCAAGTTTTTGTAGATTTTTCTTTCCAAATCTGTCCGCAAATTGTCTTTCTCCATATCTCTGTAGATATCTTCTTTGGGTATCTTGTCCTACTCTTCTTCCAAATCTATCAAATCCAATCTTTGGTTTTATTTTTTTGGGAGTAGTGCTAGCAATTAACATAGCAGCAACAATAGAACCATTCAAAAGAATGTTTAATTTACTTGAAAAATCATCAAATGTTTTTGCTGCATCCTTTCCGCCAATACTTTCAATCGTTTTATTAACTTGATCGTATGCTTTATATCCCAAATCAACAAATGTAATTACTCCATTCATTAAGTTTTTTGCAAAAGATCCTATAAAATTAGTGACTGGAGTAATGTACTTTACAAATTCTAATAATTTTGGTAGATATTTGGAATAGTTATTAATTAAAAATCCAGCGAAAGTAAAAGCAAGAAAACGATTAATCGTATCAAGAATGCCTCTTCCAGGAATAGATAATTTTGGTAACTTATTTGGATCTTCTTTTGCCTGTGGGTTTTTTTCTAATTGCTTTTCTCTTTCTTCTGCTTCTTCTTTTTCTTTTAATTTTCTTTTACGATTATCTTCACTTCTCTGAAGTAAATACATGTTGCTGAAAATATCTTTTATCTCTAAAACATTTTTCTTAATAAGTATAAGATCGTCACCAGGTCTTTGTGCTTCTTTATCCGCTGGTTTTAAAAGTTTTTGTGAGATATCAATAGACTTTTTAAAAGAGATATTACTCGCAGGAACTAAGAAAGGTCTTTGCGATTCTACAATAGAACCGCCTGGTTTTCCTGTTGGTAATAATTTCTTAGAGTCTATGACTGCCATAAAATTATCCTACCAAATCAGAGATTCCAAGAGCACTTGAAACAAGTGACCTATGATTTGTATTAGCAACAATACTAAACTCAGGAATTTGAGTTCCAGATATTGTTGGAATTGATGGTTTCTTTGCAACAGTTGTCGTTGGTGGGAGGACAATCATTTGAGTTCTTGAGATAATTGTTGGAGTTCCTACAGGCATTGCTCTAGACTGTGGACCTAAATTGATTGGTTGTCCACGAAGATTTACATATCCATCTGGCTTAACTCCCATCTGTCTCATCATAATCTCTTGACGCCTTGCAGCACCTTTAATCGTCTTTACATTCTGTCCAAAGTTTCTGAAAGCATCGCTAACAAATGAACTTCTTGATGATTGTGTCCTTGTTGTTGGAGCGGTGTATTGACTCATCCCATCTGGACTTCTATACATTGCTTGTCCAGACACAAGTGGACTTGTTGGATTAAGTTTATTGTATCTTTCTATATCACCTTGACCATAAGTTGTAAATTTTTGAGATCCAGGAATAGTCATTCCCAAAAATTTATCTACTGTTGTTTGTTGACCACTAAATTGTTCTCCTTTAGGTGCCATAACTCTTCCTGTACCAGGCAGTCCAAGTCTGCCCAATGCTCCAATCATTCCGCCGCCTTGGAAAGTTTGAATTTGTTTTTTAATTACTCCTCCACCTTGAGCAAGTTGAATATTGTTTACCATTCTTGGAATGTTAGTTCCACCTGCTCTCTTGTTTAATCCCAAGAAGAAGTTTGCTCCATACTTATCAACTGCCTTCTTAGACATCATAACTTCGCCAGGTTGAGCAGCAATGAGTTGAGTATCAGGACCTGCACCAGTAATTCTTACTCCACTATCATCATTGATTCCACCCCCCTCTTCAAATGCAATGTCTTTTACATTGACATCTCTGCTCCCACCAAAGAAGGATCTTCTTTTAATTCTACCGCCACCTGCAACTCCTTGAAGCATTCCATATGGAGTTGTTGGTCCCATATCACCAACACTTGGAACTTTATCAGTCATAGTGTCAGTTGCCTGAAGACCCATTCCTTGACCCGTTTGTGCGTTTGCTTTATTTTCAGTTTGAACTGATGCTGCTTGACGCTGCCCTGTAACTTCATTAGCAGCAATCGCAAGACCAGCAATTCCAGCAGCTGCTGCTATCCAAGGATTTGCTACTAAAAATCTTGCCATCTTGGGAATCCAAGAACGCAAGAGTGTCAGAGTTGTTCTGACAAGTTTACCAAATGGAGTCGCAAATAAAACGTAAGCACTTAATATAGCAGGCCAAAAATCTTTTAAGAACCTACCAATTACCTCAACTTTCTTTTTGTTCGCAGGGTCTGCAAACCACTTCATAACATTATTAAGTAAGAATCCAAGGAAAGTAAATTGAATGAATTTTAAGATTCTATCCAAAATACTTTGGAATGGAGCAACTACTTTCTTGAGTGCCCCTAATACTTTTTTAAGTGGTTTTTCTAGTTCTTTCTCTCTACCTGCTCTTTTCTTTTGCTCATCTTCCTTTCTGCTTTCTTCTGCTTTCTTCTGTTCGTGCTTGTATTGATCTCTTATGCTTTTTAACAAATCATCAAGTGCTTGGCTAATATCTTTTATATCTTCCGATTTTCCTTCAGCAGCTGCTGCTGGTTGAGGTATAATTGCTTTTGATGTTAGATAAAATCTTTCAGTAGAGACTTTAACAGGACCAGTGACACCAAGATTTTCTGCAGTAATTTTTTTCTTTTTGATTTTGAATTTACCGACTTTATTTTTTACTCTTCTAAACTCATCCTGAAGGAGCATTGCCCTATCAGTTGATTTATCCTTTCCTGTATTTATTTTTTGGAGAGCCTCAAAAAGATGTTGCTTATATTCACCATAAGTAAAATCGTTTACATACTCTAAACCAAGTATTTCTAAAATTCTTTCGTCAATATTCTCATCAACTAAATCATCCTCACGAACGCCTTCATACAAAGCAAGAGCGGATTCTCTTTTACTTTCTGCTTTTATACTTGCTAATAGATCATCGAGGTCGTCAGGTTCCATTTTGTTGCTGCTTTGATTTTTCTTCTTCTAGATGCGTCTTTAAGAGCTCAACGTAAATATCCCTCTCCCAAGGAATTAAGTTTTCAATCTCAGTTAATGAATATTTATGGTACTGCATCAAAGAAAAATTAAGCTTGAAATAACTTTCAAGGTCCATGTGGACCAGTGCTATGCGAAAAAACTTGAGAGACCCTCCAGAACGACAGTGCTTTCAACTTCAGTTTTTGGATTCTTAACTTTGATTTCATGAGAGAGTTTAGGCATAGTCTCAAAGAATCTTTCAATTTCTTTAAACTGAGAAGAATTCATCTGCTCAAGGAACTCAATCAACTCTTTTTTCGTACAATCTGATGAAGTCCATACTTCATCTTCATTATAAATTTTATCAATACATGCTGCAACTAAATCAAATGACTGATCCATTGCACCATCAGAACTAAAATCAAAATTACTCTTGATGAACTGATCCAATGAAGGATACTTCATTTCCATGATGATTGATTTATCAACCTGAATTTTATTAGTATGTTCCTCCTTCTTCTGAACCTGAATTGTATCGATATTAATTTTTACAGGAACAAAAGTTTCGCCATCATCGGGACAGATAATATTAACTTCTATCTCTTCCCCAACAGATTTACCTCTGATATTTAAGAAAAGATATTCGATATCAAATGTTGGAAGAGTTTCTACTTTGATTCCTTTTGTACTAATACAAGCTTTGATTACATTTTTAATCGCAGTTGTAATCTCTTTTGTATTCTCACTTTCTAATGCTAATACTAAAAGTTTTTCTTCCTTAACTAAAAAAGGTCTGTACTGAATCGTTTGTCCAGACGAAGGTAGTTCCAACTCATATGTTGGCGTAGCGATCTTTGGTAAAGGCATAATATCCTATAGAAAGTTTCAGTGTGATTATTTAGTTATCAAACTATAGACTCTTAAAGTCCAAGTAAATTACCACCTGTTGCTTGAGTACGAAGAGGATTCCTTGTTATGTTGAATCCACTTTGTCCAAATTGTCCAGTGGTATCAATGCCAAACTCTGGATTTTCAAAGGAAGGAGACTCTAAAACTTCACCTCCACCAACAATATATCTTGAATAGTTAAAAGACACGGTACACTTTAGTAATTGAGAGGACTCATAAGAGACTGGCATTGATGTAATACTAATTGGATATGCATTCAAAAATCTATATTGAAGAACTCTACCTCTGTAATCTTTTTCGAACTTTTTAAGATAAATTTCAGTTTTATAATTGTTTGGAAAATTGACTCTGTAATTATAATTTATTCTTTCTATTCCAGCATTTCTAACTCCAGTTGTGCCAGTATATTGCTCATTTACAATATAAGACATCCAGTTTTCGAAAAAGAAAATAATATTATAATCGTGGTCTACATAAAAAGTAAAGTCAGCACGATCATCATATTGCCTTCTGTATACATGCCTCTCTGTTACACCAGTAAAATCATTGTTAATTTCATGAGTTGCTAAAGAAGATCCTGGAAGAGATGCTTCTGAACAAGACAATGAAAAAAATTCTGCAGATGCTCCATTTTGTTCAAATCCATATCCATCTCCTAATCCAGCTTGATTTCTATATTGATTTACCCAACTTCTTACCTCATCTGGTGGATTAAAAGAACACACAAAATGAGACGTTAAAGCTGGATTTAAAATAGTTGACTTTAACTGACTTACTGATTTAGGTGTTGGTGCTGGTGAAGGCATGTGCCTATAAATATTTTTACTAATATATTATGTATCTAAGATATGGGAGAAAGTTTAAAGAGCAGGTACAAACCTTCTTTTCCTAAAAAATATAAAGGCGATCCAAACAATATCATCTGTCGTAGCAGTTGGGAAAGAAAGTTTTGTCACTGGTGCGATCTCAATGAAAATGTTTTAGAATGGGGAAGTGAAGAGTTTTGGATTCCATATCGTTCCCCAGTTGATAATAAAGTTCACAGATACTTTCCAGATTTTATTATCAAAGTTAGAGAGCAGAATGGTGATATTAAAACTTATGTGATTGAAGTGAAACCAAAAAAACAAACAGTGGAACCAAAAGTTCCAAAAAGAAAAACAAAAACTTGGTTATATGAAATGAAAACCTATGCTGTCAACCAAGCAAAATGGAAAGCAGCACAAGAATTCTGTGCAGATAGATTAATAGAATTTAAAGTCATCACAGAAAACGAATTAGGTATCAGGTAATGGCAGAAGGTTTCGGTAAAGACATCACATCTTCATCGCCAAGAGTATCACAACTCAAGAGAAAAATAAAAGGATTAGTTGATCCTGATTCTATTATGATGGAAATTTTGAACACGTTTAGAGAAACTGAATTTATACCTGATGTAGGAAAATATTATACCTTCATATACATTGCAAAAACTCCAAATATCAAATTTGATGTGCATCCACTGATAGCATGTATTGATGTGCAACGTTGGGGATTTAGAGGTTTAAATTTTCACTGGGGAACTGTAAGAAACTACACATGGCAAGAGGTTGCTGGACCACTGCACATAGTAAAAAATAATGAAATCGATTATCTGCGATCTGTGCCTTATGCCAGATTCCTCACTAAATAGATAAAAAACTATTATAAATGTCTCATACTCTACAAAAAATTGAGATGATTAATCCTCTTGTAGTTGGGGAGGATTTCTGATGTCAACTTATGGGTCTAGAGATAAAAATCTATTCAGGTCCAATGACCCTAGTTTAAAAAATAACAAATATTATCCTCTTGTAGATTCTGAGACTGGTGAAATAATAATAAAAAAATCTGATGGACGTTCAAGTTTGCTTGGAGGAAGTGTTGCGGGAGATAAAACAGTCGGAATTATTCCCAGGGGGGGTGTTTTTAATGCAACAACAAATGATCAAAAAGAAATAGAATTTTTTTCTCGTCCAGATGTTCAAAAAGATGTTAGAGATAAGGCAATTCTAACTGTAGAAAAAGGAATATATGATGCAACGAAAAATGATCCCAACCCACCTAGTTATCAACAAAGAAACGCTGCTGCAACTAACCTAATAAAGCCGCCTCAACAAGGTCCAACTCCAGATGGTACAACGTTAGATGAAGCTCAAAAAAAAGCAGCTAAACCACAAGAAACCACATCATTTGATATAAAAGACATACAAGGAGTTTCAGATAGATCTTCGTATGGACCATATGTATATCCACAATCACTTGATTTAAGTACACAAGATGTAATTAAATTTACAATGATAAAACCAGTAGCGTCAAAATTTAATACTGAGTTTGGAGCTAAGACACTCTCAAGTAAATATAGTATTGATAACAATCTTGGATATGTAATATTACCTGTTCAACCAAGTATCAGTGATAGCAATACCGTTAGATGGTCAGGACTAACTTTAAATGCTTTTGAAGCGTATGGGGCAGGGCAAGCAATTAATTTAGCAAATTCATCTAGCCTTCCTGAACTATTTGCAAAAGTGGGAACGGGTATTCAAGATATAGCAGGAAAATTTCTTCAATCAACAGAACTTCAACAAGCTGCTCAAATTGGATTAGCTCAAGAGGCAATGGGTCTTCAAGGATTACTTTCAAGAGCAACTGGTGCAATTTTAAATCCAAATTTAGAATTGCTTTTTGAAGGACCTGAGTTAAGGAGTTTTGGTTTTACATTTAAAATGTCGCCAAGAAATAAAGATGATGCACGTCAAGTTAGAAGTATTATTAGATTCTTTAAGCAAGGAATGTCAGTAAAAACTACTTCGAGTAGTGTGTTTTTAAAAAGTCCTCATGTATTTAAAATACAATATCAAACACCAAGAAGAGAAGATCACCCATCAATTAATAGAATTAAAATATGTGCCTTAGTTAGTTGTGATGTTGATTACACTCCAGATGGAACATACATGACTTTTAATGATGATGAAGGAAAATATCCAATGACCTCATATGGAATGTCATTGAGATTTAGTGAAATTGAACCAATTTATGATCAAGATTATAAAGGATTACCAGAAGACGAGATAGGTTACTAAGATGCCAAGTTATTTTCGCCAGATTCCAGATTTTGAATACGTCAACACTACTACAGATGGACGTAACATATCTGATTATTCAAAAGTAAAAAATCTTTTCAAGAGAGGAAAACTCCGTGAAGATATTTTTGGGGATCTTTCCTTCTTCACTAAGTATAAAATCGTTGGTGATGAACGACCAGATAATGTTGCATATAAAATCTACGACGACGAAACATTAGATTGGTTAGTATTAATTGCAAACAATATAACCAATGTTTATACAGAATGGCCATTAAGTCAACAAGCATACTATAACTTTCTGATTGACAAATATGGATCTGAGCAAGCATTTAGTAATGTTCATCATTATGAATGTACCGGAGTTCAAAATTCATTAGGCGCTATAATCGCTAAAGAAGGTTTAATCGTACCACAAAACTTTAGTGTTTCTTATTTTGATTCTATTCTAGAAACAAACGTAACTCAAAACAACATTACCAGAGCAGTAACAAATCTTGAGTATGAAAATAACATTCAAGATGGAAAGAGAAATATTTTCTTACTTAAACCAACTTACATTAACGTTGTTTTAAATGACATGGAACAAATCATGCCATATAAAAAAGGTAGCACTCAATATGTGAATGCTACCTTGAAAAGAGCAGATAATATCAGACTCTACGAATAATCACTCTTCGGCAAGACGCTGGAAGTAAGCAAGAGCATCGTCTTCATCCTCATCAACTTCCTTGGTAACTACAGGAAGTGAAGGAGACTTAGAACGAACATAGGACTCTTCCAGTTCTTTCACAACAGCACTCTCCTTGTTATCAACGTAGTTATCATACTCAGTCTCTTCTTCAACAGAAGACATACGAGAAGTACCTTTCTGCCCAAGAACATACTGCAGACGCTTCTCAAGTTCTTCATAAGACTTAAATTGATCAGGAGCAGTTACTGCTGCTAGCGAATACTCTTTCTTCCAGAGGGTTTCAAGAGCATCATCGTCATCCAGCAGTGGTTCAACTGAACCAAATTCAGACTTGTCGTAGTTCCAATACCCATCTTTCTTTACGATTTTGAGTTTGAAATTCGCACCCTGCCAGAAGTCAAAAGGATTGATGGGAGCTTCATCCTCAAACTCAGGTTGCATTGCTTCCATGATCTTGTCAAAGATCTTCTTGCCATATTTGAACAGGAAGACTTTACCTTCGTTTGCAGGATTTGCAGGATCTTTTACAACGTAGATGTTGCTGTAGTAAGATAGTTTACGCTTTTGCTTACGCACAGTTTCTTTGTTTGTTTCTGTGCCTGTATTCCACAGTTCACGGTTGTATTCACCAAGAGGATCCTTTTGACCCACAGTAGTCAGAGAGTTTTCAATATACCAACCACCAGGACCTTGGAAGGCATGGGAATACATTTTTGCCCAGGGAAGGTCTTCACCTTCAGGAGCAGGGAGGAAACGGATAACTGCAAAACCGTTACCAGTCTTATCCATTTCGGGTTTCCAGAGACGCTCATCTGCGCCACTAGAGGTTGTGCTCATCTTCTCTACTTCTTTAACCAGTTTCTGCGTAAGAGAACCCAGAGAAGATTGCTTCTTAAGATCTTTAAAAGACATTAGATTACCTCGTATTTGTACGGATTTGGCTTTTGTGTACTTCGTTATTCTACAGGTCGGAACCTGTCTTGTCAATCTGTTGCTTCATCACTTCCAACATTTTAGTCATGTTGGAAAAAATAATATTCATATCAACACCAGGAGAAAGTCCCATCATTCTAGCGGAGTCTGAAATGCGTTCTTTCATTTCTTTTGCTTCAGGATCATCAGACAGACTCATACGAGTATACAAAACCTGTTGTTTGCTCAATAATTTTTCAAGAAGATTAACGTGATGGATTTTATCTTCCCTTGTCATTGAAGGGAATTTAAAAACACTTCCGTAAATTTCTTCTTGAAGTTCAGAGATTTCAGTCATCTCTGCACGGACTAGTTCGGAATCAAAAAAACTCATCGGTCTCCCAAAATAACTTCCTTTAAAATACTTTTATAACGCGGTACATTAATATTTAGAAATGGATTATACTTTTTGATTTTACGACTGACGGTTTCCCACACTGGATCTTTGAGTTTCTTATCAAATGTGTTCCCGTACAGAAATATTCTATCGTAAATCACCATCGTTTCTAGGCTAAGTTTCCCGCTCAGGAACTTTTTCAGAACTGGTGGGTGTCCTTTGGAACAGTTGAATACTTCTTCGAACTTATGTTCCTCAAAAAGTTGTTGAGTTTCTTCTTTAAAGATATAAGATAAAGATTGAACTTTCTTCTGCCATTGCTGATATCTATCTTCGCCTTCCTTCATGATCTCACCAATCCAAAGTGCTTCTGGATTGCTACACGAAACAAAATTAGCAACAAAGAACTCTACGACTTCTTGATCAGATTTATTTCTTGCAAACTTTTCAAACCAAAATCGATCTTTACGTTTGTAGAAAGACTGAACTGTTGCCCTACTCTTTCCACAATACTTATGATAGTCATAACTATCTTTTGTAAAATGGTTTTTTAGAGCAAGATATTCACGATATGCATCAAACGGCATCATTCAAAAAATTAATTTAGCGCGGGATGTTTTCTTTAGAAAATTAAGTTCCATTGCTTCATACTTAATCTTCTCTTTTAATGGTTTTGAAATTAATTTAGGAACAGATTCCACATCAATGTTATTCTGTTCACAGAAATGAATGATTGCATCAATATAGTTCATATCAGGATTTGTCTGAACTAATTTTTCAATTTCTTGTGCGAATCTTGATGGGCAAAAGAATTTGCTCTCTAGAACCTTCTCTAATTCATTCTCCATCTTGCCTAGTATTGTGACGTACAAATTCTTTAATATAACGAACTAATAACTTAATATAATCCCCTTTGTTTCTTTTGTCAAATACTTTTACTTCACCACCAGGAGTTACCATAATGGTGATAAGTTTTACGGGG